TTATAATAATCACAAATCGATTAAAGTTTTACTTTAATTAGAGGTTAGTATGACAGGTTTGATCGGATTAAAAATTGCAAGACAGCGCAAAGGTTTAACTCAGAAGAAATTAGCTGAGTTAAGCGGCCTTTCTGAAGTCGCGATTTGTTCAATTGAACGCGGCAAGATGGATCCGTCTTTAAAAACGATTAGACTTCTTTCGAAACTTCTTGGAGTTAGTAACGGCTTCTTAATCGATGGAAATTTGATTGAGGGAGCATCCGATGGAAGTTTGGCTTGAAGTAAAAACAGCTGCCGACCTAATGGGTGTTCATCCCAATACGGTATTAAATAGAGCTAATAAAGATTTAGCTTCTAGGCAAATACCCAGCCGTGGCAAGTCTGGTTTCAAGTACGAGATCGCCCTTGACTCGCTTCCTAAGGAAGCGCAGGAGCGGTACTGGGAAAATGTGCGCTTAGCTCAAGCTGTAGAAGCTGCCAAGCCTAAGCGTGGCCGACCTTCTAAGGCTGCCATCCGTAAGGCTGAAGCTGAAGCCGAAGAAGTTAAAGCTAACGAAGAGTACCTCGCGGCACCCAATTGGCAGAAAAATGCTGTCGACAATCGTCTTTATATTGTTGAGCAAACTATGCAACTGGGCCAAAAAGGCATTGAACAGTGGCTTCTTGAGCACGGCGAAAATGTCAGCGTCGCTACTGTTTATCGCTGGCGTAAAGCTTACTTGCAAGGTGGCAAAAACGCCCTTTTTACCGGTTATGGCAACCGCAAAGGCGAGTCTATTATCCCTGACGACGTCTTTGAAGTGTTCATGAGTTGCTATATGACCGAAGGCAAAGTCTCTACTCGCGCTGCTTATCTGGCCGCCATCGGCCATTTACGCAAGAACTATCAGTGCGAGAAGTTGCCCTCTTTGCAAGCGTTTGAATACCGCTGCCGACGCGAAATAGACGAGAGCGCTCGATACTTTGCTCGCTACGGTCAAGCCGCTTGGAACCGCAAATATGGCCGCTCTATTACGCGCGATTACTCGAAAATTGCTTGCGGCGAATGCGTTTTCTCCGATCATATGCAGCTCGACCTTATGGTCAGCTTGCCTGATGGCACTACTTGCCGTCCTTGGCTTACCGCCTGGTCTGATTTCAAAAGCCGCAAGATTCTGGGCTGGGATTTGCATGCCGCTGCGCCCAATTCCGACCACATCTTTACTAGCTTCCGCTCGATGGCCGCCAATTTCGGCTTGCCTGGCACTATCTATATCGATAACGGTAAAGATTATCGCTGTAAAGATTTCGCCGGCGGTCGCGTTCGCTGCGATGTGGATGAGAAATATACCACTTCTCTTATGTCCGATTTAGGCATAGAAGTGCACTATGCGTTGCCTTATAACGCCCAATCTAAGAATATCGAGCGCCGTTTTCGCGATTTCCACAACTATTTCGAGCGCATGTTAGAGGGCTATACCGGCTCAACTATTCCTAAACGCCCTGAAGTGCTCAAAAAGCAGCTTAAAACTGGCAAGATTTTGCCTTTAGAGCAAGCTAGCCAACTGCTCAACCAGTTTATAACTGAGATCTTGAACAAAATGCCCTTCGGCAAAGGCGCTATCTTCGCCAATTTAAGCCCTAACGAGCTTTGGCAAGCAGATAATCCTGTTTTACGTCGCGCCGATCCTAAGAGCTTGGCCGTTTTCTGTCAGCGCAGCAGCCGTTTAGTCACCATCGGACGCAACGGCGTTAAGGATCCCGACTTAGATGCCGTCTATTGGGCTGAAGAGTTTGTCTCCATGAAAGGCAAGCGCGTTTATCTGCGCCGTGACCTCTCCAATTACGCTGAAGCTTGGGTTTATGGCACTAACGACGAGCTGATCTGCTTGGCTAAGCTAGCTGAAAGCATCCATCCTTTGGCTGCTGATGAAGTCAGCAAAGAAGCCCTTAAAGAGCGCACAGCTCAGAAGCGCCGCGAGATTAAAGCCGTCAAGGCCGCCGCTAAAGTGCCTACTATTGCTGCCGCTGACAAGATGAACTTGTTACAAGCTGGCGTGGCCGCTCTCAATCAGGAGCGTGGCTGGGAAGAAAAGCCCCAAAACAACGTCATTACCGTGCAGCGTACTCCTCTGGACGATAGGGTTCGCCAGATGGAAGAACTCCGGCGCGAGGCCACTACCAATACGCCTATCTATCCTATCTTAACGCCGCCGGTTAAGCCCAAAAAGAAGATTTATTTAACCAGAACTCAGCGAGATCTGGATCAAAATAAAGGAGGAAACTAATGAGCATTAGAGAGGCATTAAACGCTTATTTAACAGGCTCCGGAATGTCGCAAAATGCCCTCGCCAAGGCGATTGGCATCTCAGCTTCTGCTCTTAGCCAGTACATTAAGAACAAGTACCCCGGCGACGTGGGCGTATTGGAAAGCAAGATTAGCCAATACCTCAACATCAGCCAGGAGCGCGAGGAATATCCCAAGGCGCAAATCGGCTTCGTGGTCACGTCTATCGTTCAGCAAGTCACCGAAATTGCCAGAAACTGTCACATTGGGCAGAAAATCGGCATCGTTACCGGCGACAGCGGCCTTGGTAAAACCACTTCCGTAAAGCATTACGTGGAAAATAATCCCGACGTAATTATTGTCTACGGTCGGCCTTCGATTACTACTAAATCGCTCATCCGCGAGCTGGCCTATAAAGTCAACGTCGATCCGCAAGGTTCTATAGATGACGTTTTCATGCGTATCGTTTATCGCTTGAAAGGCTCTGGCCGCATGTTAATTGTCGATGAAGCTGAGCATTTAACCGCTCGCGTGCTCGACCAATTGCGCCGCCTTAACGATCCGGAGTTCGCCGGAATCGGTATTCTGCTGGTCGGTTTGCCTCGCTTGCTTAGCATTTTGCGCAGCAGCCAAGGCGATCACAAGTACCTTTACAGCCGAGTTGGTTGGAATATCGCCGTTAATACTCTGAGCGAAACCGACTGCGAATCCTTTGTCGAGCGCGTTTTGCCCGATTGTCCTAAGAAACTTTGGAAAGTGTTCGCTTCCTACGCTAATTTCAACGCTCGCGCCCTTTGCAACTTGCTGGAACGCAGCGTCGAGGTGGCCGCTTTCAATGATGCTGAGATTGACGCCGACCTTATCAAAGAGACGGCTCGACTGCTGATCGCTTAGAGGCGCCTATGGCTTTGCCACCACCTCTGCCGATTACCGGCCCGCAAATTAAGAAGATCCATACTTTATTGCACCGGTTCAAAATCAGCGATCAAGCCTATCGCGAGTTGCTGAAAACGCACTTTTCAGTCGATTCGTGCAAGGCACTCAATGTCAAGCAAGCTGCTTTCTTGATAGAGCTGTTGGAAGCTTGGCAAACCGGCCAAGATCGGGCCACGCCTAAGCAACGTCGCAAGATTGACGCCCTTTGGAATGAGGTCAGCCGAGCACCGGAAGGGCCTGAACGTAAAAAGGCTTTGCGATCTTTCGTAAAGCGCCAAACCGGTTGCGATGACGTGGTGATGGTGCCGCGAGATCAAGTCGACGCCATTATTTGTGGCCTGGTGGTAATGGCTAAAGCTAAGGCGGCCATCATGCAACCGCCAGCCTGTCAGAGAGGATATTAAGGATGATACTCCGCCCCCGAAATTATAAAGAAGCTTACGATCTCATGGTTCGCAAGCATAACATCGAGATTGAGATGTTAAGACTCGGTTGCAAAATTGCCGACTGGGAGCGCACCCATCAGGATTGGACTTGGCGACTTTATCACCCGTTGCCAATTATGTACCGCAAAAGGATGGAGTTGTTGTGCAAGATTCATGGCGAGATGACTCGCGTTTTGAATGACGTTCTGTCTGGATTACACGGTGAATTAAGTCTTAACAACGACCAATGGGGCCGTTGGTAAGCGATTAAGGAGGAAACAATGGCTAGACGTAAGTCAATTAAAACTTGGGAAGAGCTAAAAACAGCTGTTGAGTATTTGCGTGGGAAAAAACGCAGCATTATTCAGGACTACGATATCCAGCTTGAGGAGTTGCGGAGCGCTTTTGGCGACAGTCACCGCAAATGTTGTGGTGAGGTCTTCAATCTAGAGAGACGTTGCGAAGAATTTCTTGAGCAATACCCAGACAACGATAAGAAAAGGCAAGAAATGGAGCAGAGACTTAAAGTCCCTCGTTGGGGATACGTTTCTAGAACTGTTGATTATTGGCTTGCTAGTTACTAAGGAGGAAACAATGACTAAAAATAAGCCGATTAAAACTTGGGAAGAGTTCACCACTGCTAGTAAGCGTTTGCGTGCTAAGCAAGTTTTTGTCGATTCGCGCTTGGAAGCTTTTCAAGGGACAGTTAGGCGTCAATATGACGCTTTAAGGGAAGAGCTTAGTCCTACATTCTGTGAGATCGATCAATTGGCAGACGGATGCCAGGCTTTTCTAGATGAGCAATTTTCTCTTGGGGAAAATGAATACGCCTTAGTTCAAGCTGGATACACTTTGGGCGGCGCTTATGAGTATTGCGACAAGTACGCCAGACTGAGCCACCGTATTAGCGCTGGTCTGTGGGAATAAGGAGGAAATAATGGCTAAAAACACTGCAAATGCAACTAAAAAGAAACCCTTAAAGGATTGGGCGCAAGTAGAAGCGGCGGTGGCTGCTATGAATGCGGCCTCGCATAAGGCGGCGGCTTTCAAGGCTGAGAGGCAGCCAGAGATAGATAAGTTGATACAGCAACTTAATGACGAGCTTGGCAAGTTCGAAGAAGAGTACCGAGCTCAGGAACAGTTGATCGTCAATTTTGTAACCGCTCATATGGACGAACTGGGCGACAGCAAGACCAGAAATTACACCTTGGGTAGCGTTTCGGCCAGAAGAACGGCCAAAGTGACCATTCAAGACGACGATAAGGCCGTGGAGATGCTGCGCAAGCTCGGCCATGACGAGTGTATTAAAGCAAGTTTTAAGCCCATTAAAACGGCGCTTAAAGGGCTTTCGGAATCTGATTTAGCGCTCATCGGCGCTGAGGTGACGGAAGCAACAAAAGTAAGAGTTAAGCCCCAGACTATGTTCTGGGAGCCCTTAACTTAAGTTACGGAGGTAAAAATGACTGTAAAAAGCATCAAAATCAGCGGCTGGGATGTTAATCCAGCTCAACCCAAAGACGGCGAGGAAAACGCTTGCGTAGTGAGTTTCAGGATCAGCAACATTATCGGAGCTGATTGCTTTGTGGCCTTATTTAAAGAGGCCAAGAAAGGCATTGAGGACAGGGAAAACTTTAATAGCATCAGCCTTATTGGCGCCCTTTCCCAGTTTGCCTTGGCTATATACAAGAGCTTAAAGCAAGCTAAACGCCTGAAAAACCACTAAAACACCTAAAAGAAGAGGTGGTTGGCTGCCCAATATAAGCCCTAGGAAAGCAACTATGAAGCAGCCGCCGCCTCCTTCCTCTTCTTAAGAAATTAAGCCTTCAAGGAGCCGCAAAAATGAAAGCAAACTGGCGCCCCGGTTGGGTCAAAAAGCAAGAACGCAAGAAAAAGCAATTAGCCGGTCAAGTCGTGCCCGATGACAACGATCTTGATCTCATTCTTCCTGGCGATTATTGGTTGCAAGTAGAAAAAGCTAGAGCTGAAGCTGAGCAACGTCGCCTTATGGCCAAGCGCAGCAAGGTAAAACGCATTTTTAAGGCTTTTAAGCGCTTAATTTTCGAGATTCTCTTTTAGGAAGTGCCATGGGCGTAGAGCAATACATCAGACCGGAAGATTTTAACGCCGACCTTGACTTGGTTTCACAATATGTGGGCCCAGACATAGCCGCTGCTTTAGCTGTGGGCTTTTCGGGAGTCAATATCTACGTATCTGAAAACGCTCTGCGCCAGGCCAAAATTCGCTGGGCCCGAGACCTCTATGCCCAAGGGAAAAGCGTCAAGCAAATTGCCCTGGAGCTGAAAATATCAGAAGCTTGGGCCTACAAAATCCTAGAGAATCCATCAGAAACGACTTTCCAACCTGACTTATTTGAGGAGAGCCTACAAAATGGAGAGCAAAACTCTGTATAGTGAAGAAGCGGAAAAAGCCCTAATCGGCAGCGCTATGCTCGATAATGAAGCTTTTGATCTCGTCTGTGACATCATTTCCGCTGAAGATTTCTACCTTAAGAAAAACGAAATAATCTGGCAAAGCATAGTCCGCCTACAAGCTCAAGGAAGCCCGGCGGACTTGATTTTAGTAAGCGAAGATTTACGCAGCCGAGGCGTTTTGGCGCAAATAGATACGCGCTATTTAATGGATATTATGGATACTGTGCGCTGCAGTGCGCATGTTGTGCAATATGCCAAGATTGTCTCCAAGTTTGCACAAAGCCGTCGACTCTGGACTGCTGGAAACGAAATTTGCAAGCTGGCGTCCGATAAAACTGTCGCTCCGGCAGACAAAGTGGATCAAGCTGAATCTTTGGTCTTTGCCGTATCTAACAATTGCTCGGCCCGTGGCCAACTTAAGCCTTTGGTTGGCGGCGTGGGCAATATTTTGGCCGAAGTTCATCGAGCTATGAACGCTGAAGCGCCGATGAGCGGATTGAGCACCGGATTTACTGAGATGGATGCTTTAACTAGCGGCCTTCACCCTTCGAACTTGGTTATTATTGGCGCCCGGCCTAGCATGGGTAAAACGGCTTTTGCCCTTTCTTTGGCCTTAAATGCGGCTGTAAAAGCCGATAAAACGGTGGCTGTTTTCTCGCTGGAAATGAGTTACGAAGACTTATTAAAGCGTATGCTCTGCTCGCTGGCCAAGATAAATAGTCAAGACTTAGCCAACGGCAGAATCACACAGGGCCAGTTTGATAAGCTGGCCGCTCGCGCCGAGGAGCTTGGTAAGAAGCCCATTTACATAGACGATCAAGGTGGCGCAACCGTATTAGAGATTAAGGGTAAACTACGCAGGCTAAAAAAGCAATGCGGTCTGGACTTAGTTATTATTGATTACTTGCAACTAATTCGCGGCACCGGCCGTTCCGAGTCACGCGTCCAGGAAATAAGCTTGATTTCACGCCAGTTAAAAGAGCTTTCCAAAGAGTTGCGCGTGCCGATAATCGCCCTTTCTCAGCTCTCGCGAGGCGTAGAAAGCCGCCAAGACAAGCGCCCAAACCTTTCAGACTTGCGCGAATCGGGCGCCATCGAGCAAGACGCCGATTTAGTAGCTTTCCTTTATCGCGATGAGTATTACAACCGCAAAAGCCCGGAAGTTAATGTGGCTGAAGTAATTATTGCCAAGCACCGTAACGGCCCGGTGGGCACTTTTAAGCTGCGTTTTGTGAAAAAGTACGGTATTTTCTGCGATTTGCCCCAGGGCAATGTGGATCCCGAGCACATCAAGCTGCCGCCAATCAAGATGCCGCCAACTAAACATAAGCAGCGACCACTACCACCGCCAGCACAGCAACCGCCAGCGCCTATTGATAATGGCGACATACCCAAAGAAGTTTGGGACAAACTACTTGATAACGGCGATTTGCCATTCTAGGAAAGGAAGATTGTATGATGAGAAGATTGAGTCAAAGTGAAGCCTTTAAGGGCGTATTTATGGCCATTTTAAGCGGTTTGGAAGTAACCAAAATGGATGGCAAATTTGTCTTGCGCTTCAAGGGCGGCGATGAGGGCCTAAACGAGCTAGCCAATAAAATTACCGATATTATGAGTCGCCATACTGATCGCAAGTTTCCTAAATTGTTTCGCTGTTTGCAATTGATGGCCGCCGATGGGCTCCCCGGTGCCAACAGTAAATATACTCGCTTTTATGATTTAGCCTCGCGCTATTCTCTTTCGATAGTGCCTTGGAGAGTCAGCTTGGATGTTATTAACGCTCTTTTCTTGATAGCTAAGCCTATTTTTGAGATTGGCTTATCTATGGCTCTAAGTCAAGACAAAGTGGCGAAGTTACTTGGCGAGATGAAGCTGTTGTTTTTCACACAAAAAGGGCCCATCGCAGCCGCCAAGCTGGTAGTGCTTCTCGATCATTTGCCTTGGATTGTAGCTAGCGAACGTCATCCTAAGCGCAAAGATATTTTAAGGCCACTTTTAGGCGATTTAGTTGACTTTAAATACATATAAGGAGGCAAAAGCTATGTTAATTAGCTTTCAGCGTAATTTTTCCCATCAGAATCGGCATTCGTTTGTGATGCATAACCATAGCCTCAGCTCTGGCTACCATATAGACAGAACGAGTGAATTTGGTGAATTTTTCGAAGAGCTTAGGGCTGACTTTAGAAGAGAACGAAGGCTTGTTGATGGTGGGCCGCTTTCGTGCCGTTGCTCTTTTAGTTCGGATGAATCCGAAGAACAAGTCAAGCCTTTTATTACCGAATGCTTGCCTGCTGGAATTTCTCCTTATGGTAAAGCCATGCTGGAAAGTCCATTTGAGCAGTTTGATGGCTTAAGATCATTAACTCACGAGCTGATTTTTGAGATGGTGCGCTTGAGTTTATTTCCCCACAAGCCCAGTAGGTTAGCAAGCATTTTCGCTTGTCATCACGACGATTTAGATTTCTATATGCGCTACATGGATATAGGACCTTCCGACTGTGAGCAGGTTAATGTAGCCAAGGTTGAGTTGCCTCCAGATTGTTGCCATATCGGCGATATTCACTGGCTGGAAAAAATTAGCACTGTAGCTGGTGGCATCTATAACGCCAGGCACTATTGGCAAGGCGATGACAGGATTGACGCTTATTTTAAGGAGCCAGTAAAAGAATATCTTATTCCCGAGTCGACAAAGATTTTTCGCTTGTTGAGTCCGGAAGATACTAAGAAGTTATTGAGTGAATTGTTCGGTTGCGAAGGCGATGACTGGAATTTAAGTGTACTTGACACTTAGAATTGCCGTCGTAGTTGGTATGCAATTTGCATAAAGAAAGGCCCTCTCGAGAGTATCGAGGGGGCCTTTTTCTATTGTTCGAAATGGCGGCGTAGGAGTTTTTCAGTGATAAAGAGGAGCTTTTGTTCGGCGTAGTCGTCATAACCGAGGTAAGGTCTGGCTGGGATGTTGGCTTTATGCTGGCGTCCAGCTTTTCCGCCTAATTGGTGGATTCTGGCGTACTTTACGTTGCT